TCCGAAACTTGGAGGCGCAAATGTTGGGATTACTTCTCGGTCTGTCTGCCCTTTGTGCTTTCGTCACAATTGGGAATCTCTTCCAACTGTGGTCGATTCACAAGAACATCCAGCTCGTGGAGAATCACCTTCACTTGATTGCCTGCAAGTTATCGAACGAGGTACGTCTTCAGGATACGAAGGGAGGTTCACTTGGCACCCACTAATCTCGAAAAGTTTGCTGATTGGTTTTCAGCATGGCTGTCGGAGTTCGTGAAGTTCCTCGTGGATTACCTCTTCCGATTCCTGGCGTAAGTTTCCTTACGCTGGAGGACTTGTTACCCTCCTTCCATCTGTAACACTTCTAGAGAGTTCCTCTTATGCCTTCTCTTGATATTGATACCAGTGATGCATTTCCCTTTGGTGCCGTGGAGACCGATTATAAACCAGGGGTTGGTTTCCTGGATTATGGCCTCCCCGTCAATTTTGGGTTTGTGTATCACGAATTTCCATTTAGGAGATTCAGAGAAAGTACGAGCAGAAACTCTCCCGTGGCTGGTGGACCTAAAATCCCCTCCCCCTTCAAACTAAGGGTTCTTCAGTGGTATTCGACTAAGCCGAAAATCACTGAGTTCCTTGACGAGAAGAAAGTTCGAAGAGCTTTTCATCTTGCCAAAGTTGATTGGAGGAGAAGGCGCCCCGTTAAAGATAAATCGATTGACGCTCCGACTGATTGGGAATTTAAGGAAATTCCCAGCGGTCGTTTCGTTCGATTTATGGGTAACGTGGATCCTAGAACTAAGCTCGCCACTTTTCGTAATCAGCCAATAACGGTCATGCGTCTTCGGCCCACTTTCAGGGCTTGGAAACGCAGGAATCCGAATTTGGCTCTTAACGCTTTTGTGAACGATCTGACGTTCTGGAAACAAGATGGGATCCTTACTGGTAACGCTGACTTTGGTATTTCTAATACCTCTGGTCAGTGGGACTATAGGAACCCCATTATGGGCGGTACAGGCCTTGGGTTTATCAGCGTGGACGGATTTCAAAAGCAGAGTTTCTTTGATTCTCTGAATATGGATTCTCCGTACACGTTTACCTATGGTACTGTAGTCGATCCGCAGAATCTTTTGATTGAATATGCTGACAAAATTGACGAACTTGGCTATTTAGCCTTGAAGCGTCATTATGCCAAATTACAAAATCAGAAGATTGACCTTGCGACTGAGACATCCCAAGCTATGCAAACGGTCAATATGATAATTGACTTGTCTGTAAGGTTGGGAAAAGCTTTCAACAGTGTCAAGAAATTGAATATTGTTGGCGCTTTCCAAGCTTTATTCCCCACTTCTCGAAAAGAATTGGCGAATGATTACTTGGTGTATCAATATGGAATAAAACCGCTTCTCGGCGACGTTGTTGGCGCCGCAGAACATCTGGCTGAATTTGTTTTAAAAGCCAGGCCGGTTAAATCCAACGGTCACGCTCAAAAATCTTTTGTTGAATCTACCGATACGACGGAAGTCGTTAACGGCCAGACCATCAGAAGAATAAGTCAGAAGACTATTACGATTCGAGTCAAATTCAGCTCGATCTTTCATATCTCCTCTGACCTAGAGCGACAAGCGGCACAGCTGGGCTTTACTAACCCAGCAAACGTCATTTGGGAACTAGTGCCATTCAGTTTCGTCGCCGATTGGTTTTTACCAATTGGTGACTTCTTAACTGCTTTGACGTCCCTAAATGGCTTAACCATCAAAGAAAGCTACAAAACGGTGTTTATAAACATCGAAGAGTCGCTTTTCGAAGATGTGGGCGGTTTTGCACTACAAAACGCCTATTCGGCGAGCGTGAATCCTAGCTATCCCGCGTATCATTTACGCGGCAGCGATCCGATTCAAGACGACGGATACTTGTTCTTCAGGCGTGGCTTTAATTTCCAGGCGTGCAGTACAACGTTCTGTAAGAGGGTTGTTCTCCCCTTACCGGATGTTCCGACGCCTCGATTTAAAAGTCCCATTTCTGGAGTGCATCTGGCCGAAGCCATCGCTCTTTTTTCACAACTTCGTGAAAGGTAACAAATCACTATGCCTGCTATTGCACCCATAGTAATCTCCGACGCTTCCAGCGATTTTTCAGGCCTTTCGGCCGGTACATCGACTCAGAAGACGTTCGTCCCCTCCAACGCACTTGCCGACGTTGTTTCGTGGTATTGCGCGGGCGAAGACAGTTCTGTCGACGCTCGCGAGAAAATCACGATCTCCGTTCGGCAACCTGCGAAGGGAAGTCAAGTCGCAAGGGTGACGGCTAAAGTCGTCGTTCCTGTGATGGATTCCAGCAGTCCCAAAGTCAAAGTTGGCGAAGGGATTGCTACGCTCGAGTTCGTTATCCCGAAACGGATGACGGGCGAAGAGCGGAATCGTTTGAGGGCGTACGCTACTTATCTCCTTGTTGGCTCCGGCATTCGTTCGACTGCCGATGCCCACGGAGATCAGAACGACTTCCTCTACGAGGGAATCACATCCCTTAACGCTCCGTATTAGTAGAGCGTTTTAGGGCCACCCGTCCTGTCGCAAGACTTGGTCGGGCATCATGAGGCGTAACTCGCCTCTTTCCGAAGGCTTTAGCTTTTAGAAAAGGATATACTTTGAAGATACCCTTGTTGACTTGTAAAGTCATTGAGCTTTACCTCTCAGCGATTGACACTCCGCGTTCTTTGACCGTCTGGTTAATGTTCTCTAATCAAGAACACGATCAGATGGTTGATCTTGAGTGTAGTCCTAAAGATTACACTGATCACGCGAAGTTTCGGTCGGATTTCTTAGCAACTAAGTTCTTGTCTAAAGCTACCTTCTTATCTTTGAAAAGGGATAAGAGAAAAGTTGCAATAGAGAAGTTCCGTGAAGCCGAGGAATTGTGTCGCCTAACTAACCAGCATGGTTTTCGCCCTCAGAGAATAAAAACCTCTGTGGGTGAATGGTTGCATTATGCAATCATTCGAAAAATCGATACCGTGTTAGGTGAGTTCGACCCCGACGAGTGGATAGAGCGCAGTAACTGGGGACCTGGATCCACTCTTGATGTTACTGGAGTGGACACCAGCTCGGTTAAAAAGTTCCGGTCAGAGACTGGGACAACGCGTGCACTATACGACCTTATGAAGGGATCTTACGCCTTCCTTTATCCTACGTGGGATCTGTCTAACCAACAGATACACGATGGAAATAAGATCGTGACCGTCCCTAAGAATTCGAAAACGGATCGTACCATCGCCATTGAACCCGGGTTAAACATCTGGTTTCAGCTTGGCGTTGGGAAAATGATCCGTCGTAGGCTTCGAAGGGTGGGGATTGATCTAAATTCTCAAGATAGAAATCAACAACTTTCAAAAGTAGGAAGCAGGACTAATCATCTTGCCTCCGTTGATTTTTCTATGGCGAGTGATACCATCTCACTTAGTACTGTTGAGGCTTTGCTGCCTCCACGGTGGTTTAGTGTTATGAATATCCTTAGATCAAAATCCGGTCGTCTTGGTAAAGAGCCTGTCCGATACGAAAAGTTCTCCAGTATGGGGAACGGTTTTACTTTCGAATTGGAGACGCTTATCTTCTGGGCAATCGCGTCCTCTTGCTGTGAGGTGAGAGGATGTGATCGGTCGGAAATTAGCGTTTTTGGGGATGATGTTATCATTCCATCAGCCTCTTACCAGCTGTTCAAAGAAACCTGTGAGTTCTACGGCTTCCGTGTAAATGACCAAAAGAGTTTTTCTGATGGCCCGTTTCGCGAGAGCTGTGGTTCTTACTGGTTCGATGGGCAGAGCTGCAAACCCTTCTTTTTGAGAGAAGTGATAGGCTCTATTCACGAGAAGTTGAAAGTTGCTAACGGGATTAGGCGAACTTCGCATCATAAGGGATTTTTTCCTTATTGCGAAATCCGTTTTCTTCCCGTTTTTAACCTTCTGAAAGATAGTTGGAATAAACCCCTTCTAATTTCAGACAACTTTGGGGATGGAGGTTTCATCAGTAATTTCGATGAAGCCTCACCCTCCAAGGCAAAGCACGGTATCGAAGGATACTTCGCGATGTCTATCGTGACTATACCCTTAGGGTATGAGAGCGAACATCATTCAGTCTTGCTTGCAAGACTGAGGGATCGCAGCCAGGATATGCACTTCGGAAACGATGTGCATGTCAGACGACGGGTGAGATATTCTCGAAAGAGGATTCTCATCCCACGGTGGTATAACCTAGGCCCTTGGATCTAAACTTGGGATCTTTTTAGGTTAACCGTTTGGTCATTAGTGACTTGGGTGCTCTCCTGGGAAACCTGGATAGCCGGTATTAGGATCGTGGGG